ATCTAAATAGCGCAAAACATCTGTACCGCCGGGTTCGACTAGAGCATTTACCAGGCCTCCTTGACGAATGCCATAGTAATTCTCAGCGTCAGTGGCAATTTGTCGAATCGAATTAAAAGTACCGGGATCGGCCTGAGCCAATTCCACAGCGCGAGGACTCAGAGGCACAACTGCGTTTGTAGGGGCAGGGCCGAATTTAAATCCTTCACCAAAAGCGGGAACGGGAGCCGCGTCGATTGACATCTGCCCACGTGGGGCGGGGGTAAGCGGATTAAAAGTATCAACTGCGCGAGGTTGCTGCGAAAGACGAACAGTTTCCATATTGCGCGGACTAGCAGCCGCACTGGGGTTATACATCCGCCCGCCTACGGAAGTATCTGCAGGAGTTACTCGACCGCTCCGCGTGGCGGTAGGAGCCAGGGTACGAGAACCAGCAGACTCACGAAGAGGTAGGGAAAGCTGACGGGCAGAAGCTGAGCTAGGGGTAGCTTGTTGCAAAACTTGACGTACAGCTTGTGCGTCTTGCCGAGGAAGACCCCTCAGCACATTCATTAAGACGTCACCGCCCTGCTCAACAGCACCCAGAATTCCGCGTAAGAGATCAGCTTTAGGCGACACGGCTGTAAATAACTATTTTCCTACACCGAGTTTAGCGCCAATTCGCATAGAAATACAGTCGATCGGATCGTGATACATCAGGAGGACCAGGAATTGCTTGTATGAACTCACCTCCAGATCTCTCAAAGCGGTACCGAGCGGCCACGGGGTCGCGATAATTAGGCACGTAAAGCATATGTGCTAATCGATCACACTCGTACAGATAGTTCTCTCGCCAAATACGAGCTGTTTCTCGTTTGTCTTGAATGTTAATAGAACGGGACACGTCCCCAAGAATGGTTTCTTGACGACTGGTAGCCCTACCCGTGGCAAGCTCTGTAAGACGCTCTGCATCTTCACAACGCTCTGTTTGTTGAACAATTTTATCGTAATAAAACTCACTCGGAACGCTACTACAAGCTTCTAATAACCTAGCGTAGTCCCCAGCGGGTACAGTTGCTATGTTGTAACCCAAGTGATATGCAACACGACTAAAGTTATAATCATCTAGTTTATAACCAAAAACCTGTGCAGGGTTCCTGGTTATTTGGTTAACTGCCGCGTATATTACCTCTCTCTTAGTAGCGTCTGTTGTCGTAGGTTGAAATACGACACCCTGTTGCGCTAGATAGCTCTGGATTTGCTCCAGTTCTTGTGTAGACAACTGGGACATGACACTTTTAACCGGTCCGTAGAGTTATTCTACGCGAATCTTCAAAGTTCTAGAGAATTAATACAGAAGCTCTAAATTCATTCCACATACACAGATCCAGTTGCAAACACTTCATCCCACTCAATTTTTTTAATTGATTTGAGCTGATCTAGTTTTGTAAACCGTTCACCCGGCAGTGACTGCCTGAGATCAACAATTTCTTGAGCTGTTTTGAGTCCGATACCCGGAAGACTTTGGGTCAAGCCCTCCGCAGTCAGATTATTTAAATTTAAACGGTTATCAAGAGGCACTTGGGGCTTAACCACAGCAACTTGTCGCCGATTTCGGCGATTTGACACGGGTTTTTCGCCAAACTCGCCACTTTTATCCTCTGCATTGGCATCAAGCTGGTCCTTATGGGCAAAAAACACCTTCCCAGTGGTGTTTGACCGAACCATAAAGTACTCACCATCATCGTGAGTGGAGATGACCTCGACTTTTACGCCGCTAGGTTTGTAGATAGTCGCAGGCATACGTAAGAACAGTATGTGAACAGTACTTTAGACCAAAAACCCGTAGAATAGAGCCAACAAAGCTGAAACAAAAAATAATGCCCCCCATAAGACGTATTGCAGGGCAAATTGGTCGAGGTTTGCCCCTCGTAGGCGACGCTTTTGCTGTAGGAGCAGAGCTTTTTAATCCAAAAGAACCTAGTTTGGAGCAACGCGTAAAAAATGCTGTAATTGTCGGTGGAGGGGGACTAGCCGCCACGGCAGCCACAGGCGGATTAGATGCTATTCCTCAAATAATTGATTTAGTTACAGAATTTAGCGGCCCTGTAGGCCCTCAACAACTCAGAGATATTCAGGGATGCGCTCCCGCGTTGAATGTAGAAAGACATTTACGCGATTTAGCTGGAAGAGCGGGGCAAGGTAAAGCAACTGAATTTTACAAAGGGCAGATGCAAGCCGCTTTAAGAAAGTGTCAAGCCGTTGCCGAGCCCCACGCGGGGGCTTACGCTCGCTACGGAACGGAGGGCGGACTTAATTTTTAATTTTAAAAGCTTACACTTCGAACTGAGCTTTAACTTTGTGTAACGCTTCTTCTATAAAAGCGCTACGTTTTGCCCAAGTGTCCCCTCCGGTACTTCCTTTCTTCGGATTTATACACTCTGGGTCATTTACTTCGTTGCAAACGAGAGAAGCAAGATCCAACTCATTACCCACGCAACCTGTGGCCCAGCGGTGACAGCCATTCAGCCAGGTAGCCCCACACCGAGCGCATTCTTTACGCGCAAGTTTTAAATCTGACAGTGCACGATCTGACATAAAAAGTAGGAAGCGTACTTTTCTTCTAAACTATGCCTCTGATTATTAAAATAGGCTGCATAAATTAAGCCAAAATTTTTATTTCAAGACAAAAAAACCCCTTACCGAAGCAAGGGGTCGTTAATTCCTGAAAAAATCAGGTAGGAACAGTTGAGGTGAAGGCATTGGACTCGATCAAGCCACCGGGTTGGAGGGCAAGATCGGAACGCTCAGGAGCTTTGTCAGGAAGAATCCAGCAAACTTCGCAAATTGCGAGAGCTTTATTCTTACCTGCCAAACGATTCGCACCGGCACGAGGATCGTACACGCCGGAACCTTGCGCCAGACCGGAAGCTGCCGCACCGCCAAGATTGGAGGTAGCGAACAGTTTCCACTGAGTCTCAGCACTCAGAGCAGACAGTGAACTGGAATCGATAATGTTTACCGAAGCGGTAGAACCATTAGCAATTCGACTAGTAGCGCCTGTCAAGGACACACCGAACTGACCGGAAACAACCGTGGTTGTGTTACGAAGACCAGCACCCACAGCGGGAACCAGAGTCAGTTGAGGAGTAGCAGATCCGCCGGCCACGCCGCTGCTGACCACATCACCACCGTCAAGACGGAGAGAAGCGCGGTAAACAAAAGCGCCAGCGGGAGCTTTAATGCCATCAGTGATGTCAGCCCGAATATCCTTGTGGAAATCAGGTGAAGGAATGATGACGTTAGCGTTCAGGAAAGGCTGAGTAGCACTATTCTGACCCGAGCCATAAGGCTGGGTGTAGTACTCCAGTTGGTTGTTGGTGCCCAGAGCTTGGTAGCTCAGGTCAACATAACCAATAGCCTGCTGAGCAATCCAGCCGGGACGGAACACCACACCGACAGGACCGCCGACAGGCTGTCCGGTAAGAGTGGTTGGAACACCGTTCGCATTGTCATACTGAACGGTCTTTTCTTCGTGCCAGTAACGAAGAACGTTGGTGTAGTTACCAGGATAAATCTTGGCAACTTGTAACTGGTTAGAGTTGATCGTCATTGTTGGTTACCTCCTCAAGCGTCGAAAGAGTAGGCAACTGTGATGAAATCAGCGTTCAGAAGTTCGAAACCTGCGTACAGGCTCCAAATCATCATAATGAAACGGCTGAAGTCATCATTGTTGTTGAGGAGCACTTGGGCATTGTTGCCACCGATGCCCACCCCAACAGCCTGAGGACCAAAGAACATGCCGATAGCGGCGTTGTAATCTTGGGAAACAGAGGCAACAGTAGCGCTTTGAGTTTGAGTCGGCATGTTGGTCGACTCGAAGAAGCGCACACCTTCGAACACGAAACCGGTAGGCATGATCGGTTCGCCGGCCACAAAAGTAGCCTGGCCGAAGCCCTGACCCATGTACAGTGCAGCGTTAGGCTGCATTGCGGACATAAGGGGGTTGATCTGACCGTTACCGGGGTAACGAGCCACCTCACGGAAGTCGCTGTTCTGACGCAGGTGCATCAGGAAGGTAGGATCGCAAACGCAGCGATAGAAACCGTCCTGGTAGGTCGGAGTGTTGCGCTTACGCAGAGATTTGACCACGCGGAGGAGGTCATCCTTAACGTCGAACTTAGCTTGTTCGGCGTTGGTGTAGGTCAGAGCGCCAGTGGCGAGGTTACCAGGGAAGTAGTAACCGCCTTGGGTATCCGTGGACTGACCTTTGGAAACAGCCTTAAGGAGTTCGTTGATGAACACCCGATCACGCCAACGACGATAATCGTCAAGAAGGGTGAGGCTACCGATCGATTGGTGGAAGGTTGTCAGATTACCGGTGTCCAGCAGCAAACGCTGGGCAGTAATCAGAGTTTCCCGAGCAATCTTGAAAGTGCTGGGTTGGGTAGGATCGCTAGGGTCAGCAGGACCGGTGTACTCACGAAGAGTAACCTGCACTTTGTCCTTAACGATGTTACGGCTGTTAGCAGTACCGATGGTCTGCTCTGCCGTACGCTCCCGAGACTCTTTTGAACCAGGGTTACCGAAGAAACGGTAGCGGTCGAGTTGTACCGTCTGACCGGGTTGTTTCGAAAAATCGTGAACAACCACGGGTTCTGCAGCCATCTCTACGATGTATGCAGGATGCGGACGGTAAAGTTCCGCGCCCAGAATCTTCGGAAAATCATTATCGATAAACATCGATAAGTTCCGTAGAAACTACAAGTAAATTGTAATCGCTCATACGGTATAGAAACCTACGTGTGTCGCATTTATAGCGTTAAATGCGACGAATCATCCCTCGGACACCTTCACCCAGCACACCATACACCGCACCATAATTTGGTACGTACCTACTTGACCGACCCCGGTACATACTACGGATAACAGTGCTCATCTGGCCAGGTTGATCAGATCGAACAGCTTCAGAAAAAGTCTGGCAATAGACGGGCTGGTGGTACTCCCAAGGTGCGCGTGACCCGGACGCATCGTTTGTCGGATTAGTCAATGTCGGAAAACGAGCCCGTGGGTAGGAATTAGGACCTCCCGTACTTCCTTGCTCAGCTGTGTTCGAGCTGGGCGTTTGAAAAGGATCGTAGTTTTGATTATCTGGAACAGCGGCGCCGAACCAGGTATAGGGTCCGATATCTTTTAAACCGGGTTCCGGACCAAAGGCCGTTTGTACCGTTGCATTAGCAACGTGGTAAAGACCTTGCCGACGATAACCTTGGTAGGAAGTAAGAAGGCCAGACGCCGTGGGATTTGTACTTTCGTAATTATTCCAATAACCAGATACAGCAGGAGGAACTTGACGCCAGTCTGTAGTTAGATACCCACTTAAATTAGGAGGACCTAGACGAATAACTCCAAAATCTGCACCTTCGTCATTAACCCCTTGAAACGTCTGCTGGCCTCCGCCAGGCATGACATAACCACTAGAAACAGCTAAGTAAGTATCTCTAAGATTTAAATTGTCTCCAGTACGCTGAGGACCTGACTGAATGGAGTGATAAAGATTTTTGTCATAACGCCAGTTTGTAAATACGCCGTACGTCATTTTTACCCTCCTTTTACATCCATCCTAAAGGCAACGAACATCCTTTAAACTACAAGTAGATAAATTAGGGGATATGACCTCCTTTGGAACTCGTATCCTCTCAGTAGTCTGTAACGACCCTGAGATAGCCTTAGCGGCTTTTTCTGGATCCGTAACAGACGCGGTAATGCACCCACGCGGAATAAAAAAGCTGGTGCCCTATCTAATCAAAGCTCTAGTAGCGGGTTACCTACTAGCCAAATTTGTCAGTCCGGCAGTAGCAGAACGATTTAAGCTGACAGAAAAAGAAGCCCTTGCGGTTTCATTTATCTGTGGTTACGCCGGAGTACGCATCTTAACGACAGGCGAAAAGTTTGTCGAAAAGAAAATAGAAAGTCACTTTGAAAAAGTAACTTTGGAGAACATTCAGAGAATCTCGACGGATTCTTCAAAGGATTCGTCTGATTCCTCGACGGGAGTCTCTTGAACAGGCTGAGGAGTCTCCGCCTTTGTGGGCTCTAAAGGAGCCTTACGCCTTACATCACCTAAAGCACGCATCGGTAACGTTGCTATTTTTTCAAGTCTAGCAAACAAAAAACCCCCTACTAGAGGGGGCGTTTTAATATGTACGCTGATTTAAATCAAGCGCCTTCCATAAACAGAAGT